TCACCTCCCCTTTGTAAATTTTGATTCCAAAATCATTTAGCACCATGCTCAAAAAATAACTCGTACCTGCAGAAACACATCCGCAGATAAAAGCATTAACCAAATTGTAGTCAAAACTAAATAGTTCTGTCCAGTGGTTAACACTCCACAAAAAGATTCCTACCCAGAAGCCAGTACAAAGTGGACAATGTAGTAATTCTCCTAACTTTCCTTCGGTAGGTCTAACAGAGTTAAATATTGAGCCGTAGACAAGCATGAAAGTCATGCCATATGCTGCCAAAACAAACCATAGTAAATCCATTTTTCACCTAAATTCTGTATATCGTGCTTATGCCGTAAGGACGCATGTTCGGCCTGAGTGTTCCCTTGACATCATGATGAAATCTTTGAGGATCTTCAGTGTACTCATCCGGTTCTGGATCCAATAAGCTTCTCTCATGTTCTTTTTCAAATTCCTCACGGTCTTTGTAAAATGGCAGATCATCATCAAGAAACTGGCTTAAGCTATAAATCAAATACTGCAGATTATCTCCATCTTTCATGTCTGGAATTTTTGCTTCCATAGACATAAAAACACCCCCACCCTGAACTGAATCAAAATCACACACGCCGTTCCTTACTAAATGTTTAAACAGCCTGTCCTGCGTCTCGTATACCTCGTCGTCCATTTCCTCCTTGGGAAACGCGACAATCTTGTTTTTCTCTGGAATAATCGCAATATCTATGTCTGGATGATCAGGAATTAATATTTTTCCATCCAGAGTTCTTCTTGCCTTGAGTATGACCTTCTTTACTTCTTTCTGATCTGCTGGGGTTCTCTGTATTTTAATGATTATAGGCATTTTTTACGCAACTCCCCAACCAGCTTTTGCATCTGGAAGACTTCAAAAATTATTTTTTGATCTACTTTCGCATCTGCATAGGAATTAACCTTCTTTATGACCTTTTCTATCTTTTTCTTGGTCCCTGTATCCTTGGCTTTCGACAACACCTCACCTAAGCCTTCCTTTATCATCGCCAATTCCTCATATACGCATGTTTTTAACTCCAAGCCGTTATCTTGAGATGATAAAATAAATTTATTTAAAATAGCGCGCTGGGACTCGGATAGGGCGTCCTTATAGGTGCTATTAAACTTCTGCACAAAGCTTTTTATGGCCAAATTATTGACTTTGGGAAAATTACCCGCTTGAGCTTTTGGTTCTGATTTTATATCTAAAAGCTTGTGCTCTAAAAGTACTTGGTTTTTAGGTGAATTATCCTGTTTTAGTACTTGATTTAAAGTTGCTGTCCATTGATAATCTTTAACAAAGTTTCCCCAAAACTCTTTACCTATGTTTTTGTTTATCTCGCTTATGAGACGAGTTTGGTGATTAAATATTTCTTTCTTATTGAGATCTTTATATTGACTTTTTGCAGTATGCACAATTTCCTTGAATGTCTGATTGTCCAAATCTCTGCTTTCGTTCAGGGAAGTATATATGGTGCTCTCCTCTGACAAGGGAGCACCCTTGGAAAAATACTTTTTAAACAATTTTGAAATTGTATTTTTTCTATTATCGTCTTTGCTTATGATTGCTTTAGTTAATTCGTTAACCATCATTTCATAAATCAAAGCGGTATTTCTTTTTTTATTATGATGAAACTTCATGGTTTTTCTCCAGGGAGTCAAGTAATGTTTTAAACTCGTGATTCTCTTTAAATAGTTTTGTTTCCTCTTGATCATAAAAATTAGACTCGTTTTCGGTTAAACTGTGTGACAGACGTATAGTCGAATCTAAGTGATCTTTGCCTTTGTGTAGATTTCTAACAGTATTTGAGGAAGTTTCTTTTGAATACATGCCTTGCTGAGATCTAGTAAAGGCGCCTCGACTTTTGCCAGACTGACCTTTTGTTTTGTATTTTGATTTTTTATATTTTCTGCTCTGGCCACGTTTAAGATTGCCATCTTCGTCTCTCTTCGCCGGCGCGGTTTCACCAGGAGGAGTCGCTAAGAGATCGCCTGCTGGTTCTGGCGGGGCTTCGTCAGCGGGGGCAGCTTCTTCTCCACCCTCACCTCCGAGGTCGGCGTCCAAGTCGCCACCTAGATCGCCTCCGAGATCTCCGCCTAGGTCACCACCCAAGTCGCCTCCGAGATCTCCGCCTAGGCCACCTCCTGCAGCATCAGCTTCAGCCTCTCCGACCTTCTCAAGAGAGATGTCGTGCTTCTTATCGTAGTACGCTTCTCTCTGAAGCCTCTTGAATTCCTCTTCTTCTAAGCCTAGAATGTTCTTTGCAACCCAGCGTCGGCTAAAGTATCCGTCGGTAGCCTCGCCGGCTGCTCCAAATCTAGCTTTCCAGTGCTCTAATTCCTGCAATTCTGCTAGTTTCGAAGGGTTATTTAACTTCAGAGTGAAAGATAGTAAGTCGTTGCCACGATATCCGAGCGTAAACAAATGAATAACTGCCATCTTATTAAGTTCAGAGATGATAGATCTCTGAAGTCTTTGAATAGTTCTAGCAAAACGAATATCTTTTTGCGCTAATGTAGATTTGTCTTCGTCAGCACCATCACCTCTGGAAAGGTATGACATAGGGATCTTAAGTGCACTGAATAGCTTATCTCTTAGATATTTAACGTCTTCAATATCGCCAGTGTACTTTCCGCCTCCAACAACTGAGATATCTGTACTCGTTTGACCTCCACGCACAGGAATATAGTAGTCTTCTTCAATGCTAAGTGGGTTATATCGTAAATCAACGCGGCCGGTTGAAGCATCAACAATCTGATTTCTCTTCATTTGAGTCATAACACGCTGCATGTACTGCTCAACATCTTCTGGCGGGATGTTTCCAACATCGATTTTAAAAACCCTTCTTTCGGGAGATCGCACGATTCGATATGCCATTACTGCGTCTTCTAGGAGAGTAAGCTGCCTCCAGATTCGACGAGCGCCATCAAGAATTGAAGTTCCATAAGGTGCGAACTTGTCGTTGCCCAAGACTCTAAAATGAGCGACCTGCCAATTTTCCAAAGTCATACCACCAGAATTCCACTGAAACTGGATGTAGTTAGGATTCATTCGATCCTCACCTTCAAGGCGCTCAATTTCTGTTGGTGGCAAGCCTATAGTGTTTTTAATACCCTCATCCTGTTCAATATCCAAATATAGGAAAAAATCTCCATATTTGCACATTGAGCGGGCCCAGCCAAATAAGTTAAATTCAATATTGAGGACATCGAAAAACAAAGTCTCAAGAACGCCTCTAATTTCGCTATTGCTGCAATTGATGTTGATTATGGGGGTATAAGGAGACGAAGTTGTCATCTCGTCTGCGTAAATATCCAAGGACGAAGCGATTTCGGGCGTGTATTCCATCTGATCAAAATCCACATATCGATCAAGCCTGTTTTGGTTGGCATAATACTCTGCTTGAAGCATGCCGTACACATCGCTGTAGGAGGACATTTTAAACTCTTGTCCTGACGTGGAGCGAAAACGGCTACCATATTTATCTAGTTGTCTTCTTTTTAGCTGCTTGGCATCTTGACGGCGATATCTGACCAAGGGCCCAGATAAAAGCTTAGAAAGCTGCCTAAAAAGAGGATTTTTAGGGTTTCTGTCGCCGGTCTTGTTTTTGTTTTTTGCCATGTTTTATCCTTTTAAGAGCCACAAATGGTCTTTAAGCTTTTCTAGTTGATTATTCTTCTTAACTGGTTTGTAGCCTTCCATTCCAGGTATAGCTGTATTTAGCTTGGTTTCTGACGTTCCAATTGAAGAAAGAAAGGCCTTCTGATATGCAACCTCACGCTGTGATACAGCGAGAGCAGTGTCTTTGACCCAACACCCTATAGCGCAAGCCATAATTAAGTCATCATTGTTTTTTTTCATGGCTTGAGGTTTTCCATTTTGCCAAACGAATGTTTGCATCTCATTATACATCCTTTTAGATTTAATTTTAATTAGTTTATTCCTTATAAACTCCTCAAGCTTAGCAACTATCAGCGGCCTTGTTTTAATAGTAGTAGAAAACCCGGGTACCACGTTTTCGTATAGGCTCGCGTTTGCGTCAACATACTCATGAGTTGATTTTTTGCTAAAGTATAAATTTTCATACTGCTGCTCTTGTATCTTGTCTAGTACGGACCAGCCTATATTGTTGTTTTCAACGACCATAAGCGCATTACCGTATTCTTTTCCTATCTGATTCAACATCACAGAAAACATATCTGGATTGGGCTTACCTTGATACTCGGCGACAATCTCAGACGTCTCAAGTTTTATGACATGAAAAACAGAATAATCGTTACCATCGCCGCGGGCTACATCTGCAGATACCATATATGAAGACCCAGCCTGATATTCTTCCCAAATCCACAAATTTCTATCAAATCCGGTTCTGTATTTTGGATCTTCTAAGTTTTCTTTAATCCATTGCATGTCCTCAGGATGAAATACAGTTTCACCAGACATATTAAAGTTGCACTCCAACTCTTGTGCAATCTGCCTTATAGGCATGTTTTTAGTTTCTTTCTCGAACCAGGCGCGATTACGATCCGGGTGAACATCCCATTTAAGTGTAGTTAGGAAAAAGTCATTCTTTCCAGATTCGGCGTCAATGCATGTCTGGTGGAACCAGTTACCAACGCCATTTGGAGTAGAGAGTGCAATGCAGCGACCACCAGTTGAAAGAGTCGGATACAGTCCGGCCCATAGCTCATCTAAACCATCAACGTGTGCCGCCTCATCAATAACAAGCAAAGAAAGCGCCTCTGAACGTCCAGCGTCTGAAGAAGTTGACGAGGCTTTTATCTGCGACCCATTTGAAAGCTCAAAAGAAGTTCTATTGTCTATAGAAATCTCAGATATTCGCAGCCAGTCTGGCAAATTTTTATGAATTGCTTTTACTTTCTTGACTAAGTTCGCAGCTGTTTGAAACTTGGTTGCTATGACAAGCACATTCTTGTCACGATGAAACATCATGAGCCATGCTATATATGCAGCAGAGATGGTAGAGATACCAAGCTGCCTAGCCTTCAAAATAACGTTGAAGCGATGATCATTGAACAACCCAACTAGAGTGGACTGAAAATCGTACGTCTTAAAAGGTATGAGACCTAGTTGTGGGTGGGATATTCTACAGTAATTGTCAATAAAGTAGACCGGATCTTTACCCGCCCTAACTACTTCTGCAATTATCTCCTGCTTGGACAATACTGACGACATTACTAACCACGCCGAGTGACCTTCTGACCCCAGCCTCCCTGGGACAAGAAGTTCTTAAAGCCAGATTCTAGCCGATCGGCACTTGGCGCCAACCTGTCCTCGACGCCCTCCATGCCGCCAATTCTATAAACTTTTTTGGCAACGACGTGTACACGAACCTTGCTAATCTTTTCTACAATCGCGTCCACTTCGCCGGCGGGTGTGAGTCGCACAGATTTCCCTGTGATCTCTTTATACTTCTTCTTGAGGTGCGAAACAATGTCAGCCATTGTGTTTTCCAGCTCACCTTCAAACTTATTTTTGGTACAATAAACATCTTTTAGCTTGATTTCGCTGTGATAGGTAACCATTAAATGTGTACCATCAATACGACATTTAAAGCTATCGATTTGTCGAGAATCAAGAACCGGATGTCCCTTCTCCCTCTTGAGGCCGATATCTAAAGGATTTCCATCCTTGTCTGAAGCGCCGTCGTATGAATCAGCGGCCGCTTGAGCCAGGCCCTGAATTATTTGTAGTGTTTTCTCTGACATTGTTTGGTCTCCATCCTTTTAGCCATCTCTCTTCGCGGCCCTCAATATGTTCTATATAACATGTAAAACAAGTTTGATATTTTGTATAGCATGCATCGTCATCTAAATTTTTTATCTTGCTGCTACATGTGCAGCAATGTTTTCTTTTCCTCTCTTTAATTAGTTTTTTATGTATTAAAACTCCATTAAGATCTTCAAACGCTTCATCTAAGCTTTGTTCTGGGTAAGAATTTTGCAATTGCTGCTGATAGTCTTCTTCTTTTTCGTCAGACCATCGGCTAAGAGGGTTGATTATGGCCTCGTTACCATATTTCTTTTTTATGGCCTTCTCAAGACCTGCTATGTAGTTTAGATCTTTTTTCATTTAGCGATTTCCACGCTGGCGTAAAATACGCCCAAAGATAATAATATTCCAATTGCTACTCCTCCAAAAATCCACCACTCAGTATGGTCTTCTTTGCTCATCTCTTCTTGTAATAAGAGATTTAAATCGTTAATTTGCTTTTCCTTCAAGAGAGTCGTCTGTTCGTGAACTTTCTTAAGAGAGTCATAGTCAACTTTTAAAAGGT